CAACGGCGATGATATTCGCAGTATTCCTGGACCATACGCAGATGATGCGGCAGCGGCAGCGGCCAGTGTGGCAGTGGGGAACCCCTATCATAAAACTGGCACTGGTGGACAGGTTTTTGTTAGATTGACTTAACGGTAAATATACTAAAGAGAGCGGATTATGACAATTCAAACAGTTAATTTAGGAACTTACGCTAATTCCAGCACTGGCGACGATCTACGCACGGCCTTTGAAAAAGTCAACGCAAATTTTGCATTTTTAGATCTTACCAGTGCAGTCACTGCCAACAACATTGGTGCAGGCGCACGAGTTTTTAAAGAAAAAGTTGGTGATAATTTACAGTTGAGATCTGTAGTGGCTGGTACTGGTATGACTGTGGTGGAAAGTACTGATAATATCACTGTGACCAGTATTATCGACATCACTAGAGACACAGCACCCCAACTAGGCGGAAATCTAGTATTGGGAGGATTTGATGTTACAGGAACAGGTAATGTCAGCATAACTGGTTCTATAACCAGCACCGGTGATGTTGCTGTCAACGGTGGTGATCTAACAACCACTGCTGGAACTTTTAATTTAGTCAATGCCACTGCTACCACTGTGAATCTTGCCGCAGCAGCAAACTTTTTAAACATTGGTAAAACAACAGGACTTACCACCGTGGCTGGGGAATTACAAGTCAATGACGACATTGTGATTACCAACAACGGCAGATTGAAAACTACCAACACCAGTGCTTATGTTTTTAACGAAACTGCAAATTATGTGTTTGTTGGGCAAAATGCTGTTAGAGTAGATCTAGGCAGTGTGAACGGCACAGTGGGATTGGGACACAACGGAGAAGTTGCCAACAACTTCACAGTGTCGGGCACGATATACGGAAACTTTGATTCAACACAGGGCACTGTTGATTTGTTAACAGTGGTCAACACTCTGTATGCCAATGATATAAGTCTTTCTGGAAACCTAAGTGGAAACTTAGTCGGTAATGTAACTGGCAATGTAACAGGTAATGCCGGCACAGTTACCAATGGTGTTTATACAACATCAAGTATTAATGCACTGGCAGATGTTAATACCGTGTCAACCCCACCCACAAGTGGACAAGCATTGGTATGGAATGGAACTAACTGGGTTCCAGGATCAGTGGCAGCAGGTGGAGGTGGCAATTTAGACTTTGGAACATTTGCCAGCCCGGAAGGGTTCACATTAGATCTAGGATCTTTTTAATATTTAGGATATCAAAATGGCTTTACAATTAAGACGAGGAACAAACGCACAACGATTAACGTTAACTGGTGCAAGTGCTCCTGTAGCTGGAGAATTAATCTATACTACAGATACAAAACTGGTATATGTCGGGGACGGCTCCACTGCTGGAGGAACGTTGGTTTCTGGCAGCGGATTAACCGATATTGTCAACGATACCACACCACAACTAGGTGGTGATTTAGATGTCAACGGATTTACCATTACCAGTGCTGGCAATAACCCCGTTAATATCAATGCAGGCGGCACTGGGAATCTAGTACTACAAGGATCGTTAACAATCAGCGATGTGGGCAATATATCTAAAACTGATGAATTAAATATTACTTCAAATACCAGAGTGGCTATTGGACGCAACGATACTTTAGTTGACGGTAATCTATACATTACCAGAAACACTTATAGCAGTACGTTTGCGCAAGGTTTTTACTTTGCGCAACACCATAACACTGCCAGTGCTGTGAATTTTAATCTTTATCGAACTAGGGGAACAGCCGCTGCGCGATTGAATGTGCTAGACGGTGACAAACTTGCGTATATTAATTTTACAGGATACAACAATGCAAGGATTGACGGAGCAGCTATTAGTGTAACTGTAGAAGGAACACCCCCGGTGGGCCGAATTCCAACAAAAATTTCTTTTGACACTGACAACGGTACCAGTTTGGCCACTAGGGCAGAATTGTCATCTAGTGGCACTTGGAAAACCAACACCATCACAGCATTGACAACTAATCAAAATTTAGCAATCGCTGCCAACGGCACTGGTAGCGTGGGGTTAGATGGCATACTGTTCAAAGCCAGCACCATGACCATGCCGCCACAGAATGCCCAACCCGTCGGAGTAGCAGGCATGATGGCAGTGTGCGACGGTACCACATGGAATGGTGGCTTAGATGGTCTTCAACATTTAATGATTTATATTAATTCTGTTTGGACTGTGGTAGTTTAAGGAGTTTCAATGCCTTTAGAAATCTGGACAGAGCAAAGTAATTACAGTTTTGGCACTATTGCCGAGCGTACTGTGTTGGATTTTCAATTGCCAGTGTCTTATCAAAATAATTTTGACGACAGCACAGGTATAGCCTTTTCTGTAATTTCAGGTCAGTTGCCGCCGGGACTACGCATTGATGCAGATCATATCAGAGGCACACCGTTCGAAGTCCCTAGAGAAACAGAATTTAAATTCTGTATTCGAGCAACCCTGGGCACTGCCTTTGCCGACCGCACTTATAAAATGACCATCACCGGTGCAGATGAGCCAGAATGGCAAACCAACGCAGGCCTGTTGCCAGTTGGACCCAACAATGCTTTTTTCATCATAGACAACAGTTTTGTAGATTTTCAATTGCAGGCCACTGATTTTGACACTGCGGCAAATCAAACGCTAACTTATTTTATTTCCAGCGGTGACGGTGAATTGCCACCCGGATTGATACTGACTAGATCAGGTCGTATCACAGGATTCATACAACCGCTGTTAGTAGTTGAAGTTGATGACGGTGACGGATCTTACAGTAATAGTTTGTATGATGCAGTGGCGTACGATTTTGGTCAACGATCAACTAATGGGTACGATAGTTTTGTTTATGACAGTATATTTTATGATTACAGCACTGGTGCGACCCTGCCAAAAAAACTCAACAGAAACTATGAATTTATTGTCAGTGTAACAGACGGTGACACTGTGGCAAAACGTAAATTTAGAATATTTGTTGTAGGTGATGACTTTTTAAGAGCAGACAACGTTATAATGCAATCAGGCACCGGAGTGTTTACTGCAGATGTAACATTTGCCAGAACACCGATCTGGACCACTGCCAGTTATCTAGGGTTGAAACGTGCTAACAATTATCAAACTTACATTTTAGAAACATACGATGATATTCCAGGATTACCTCAAGCAATATACGCACTGGAAGCAGTGAATCCAGAAATTGTCAGTAGATCTATCAAAGTTGCTGCGGATGAAAACGTCGAAGGTGCTGCATATATTCGTGTGCAAAATGTATCTGCAATTCCCGAAACTGGGATGAAATTTAGACTCAGCGACACATTGCCCAATGCAACTGGTCAAATTTACAGTATCATTGGGGTTGTGGCTGTGAATTCCACAACCTATAGACTGCAAATTAGTCCTGCACTGGCAGTGTCGGTGCCCAACGATACACGAGTATTGATAGGCTCTGAGAGTATATTGCCTTCAGGGATGACATTTGATGCTGCCACTGCAGAAATTTTTGGAAATGTTCCTTACCAGCCGGCTATCACTGTTGGTTACAAATTCAGTGTGCGAGCCACTAGATTTTTTACCAACAATGAAAGTGCATTTGCTTCGAGAATATTTACAGTGAATATTTTAGGTGAAGTAGACAGCACAATTAAATTCATTACTGCTGGTAATCTTGGCAACATAAATGCCAACATCATATCCACCTTGGCCGTAGAAGCCAGCACCACTGTACCCAATGCCATTGTGATCTATCAGTTGATCAGCGGACAATTACCTCCAGGATTGACCCTAAGTCTCAACGGACAGATCACTGGCAAGGTAAATCAATTTGGCACTGCTGGTGCTGCTGGTATTATCACTTTTGACGGTGGTGATTTTATCATCGATGCCAACACTACCACACTGGATCGCAATTACCAGTTCACTGTGCGGGCCAGAGACCAATTCTTGTACAGTCAGATAGATCAAGCATTCTCGCTGGTAATCAGCACGCCCAATGACAAACTATACAGCAACATCAGTGTAAGACCATTTTTAAAACCCACCGAACGAACTGTATTTGCAGACTTTGTCAACGACACTAATATTTTCAATCCCAATTTAATTTATAGACTGGGCGACAGCAACTTTGGCATACAGAGAGATCTCAAAATGATTATCTATGGCGGAATCGAAACAGTGGATGCCGCGCGATATGTAGAGGCCATGGGTAGAAATCACAAGAAAAAACGTTTTAGATTCGGTGCTGTACAAACAGCACAGGCCAAAATAGTGGGAACCAACACCGTAGTCTACGAAGTTGTGTATGTAGAAATGATAGATCCGTTGGAAAACAGCAATGGCAGTGCAGCATTGACTGTGAATATGGCCGACGATCCTTTGCCAATCTATATAGATTCTAGACCAGTTACTTGGAGCAGAGACGTAGATGTGTTGAATGAAGATGCCCCGTGGGCATTCAGACCCAATCACATTGTTACCACTGATAGTCAGCACTACTTTGCAGGCAGTCAACAAACTAGGTTCCCGGCCAGTGTGACAAACTGGCAATTTAGAATAAAACAACTAGGTGAAACTGAACGTGAGTATTTGCCACTGTATATGCGCAGTATACAGAGTAATCAGAAAAGAGAGTTGGGATTTGTCAAATCCGTACCAATTTGCTACTGTAAGCCAGGACAATCCGCTGCCATTTTATTGAATATAAAAAACAGTGGTTTTGATTTCAAACAGATAAATTATGAAATTGATCGATACATAATAGATTCTGTCACAGGTTACGGTAGCGATAAATACCTTGCGTTTAACAATAACAGGACAGTTATAACATGAGTTCAATAAATTTCGCTTCAATCGACCAGACTTATCCAGTGGCTGGTCAAGACAATAATAGTCAAGGATTTAGGGATAATTTTACCTATATCAAATCAGCCTTTACCACTGCCAAGGCCGAGATAATTGCGTTAGAAACTAACACAGCAAAATTGAACGACGCCAATGATTTTGGCGGCGGCATATTGGCTAATGCACAATTGCAAGAAGTTTACACACAATTTTCTAACAAAGGCACATTTACATTCAACGCCAGTACTGGTGCTACTCCCGAAGTTGCTATCAATGTTGGTGATGCAGAATTTTTCAATGTAAATTTTGCAGTGTCAAATGCCACACCTTCTGTGTCGTATAATCCAGAATTCACTGTGAGACTGAGTGGATGGCCAGTCAGTAATCTTCATGCTAACATCAAAATTTCGTTTACCGGCGGTGTCGCTGACTTTACTCCAAGATTTATTTTTGTAACTACTGCAGGAACTTTTAGATTAAGCACAACTTTAGACACTACTGGTAGAACATTAAGCACTGGAGGGGAAACCAAAGTTGTTGAACTGTATTCCAATGACGGTGGTATAACAGTGTTTGCTAATCTCATAGGAACATATCTATAATGTCACATCCGTTGAGTGAAGATTTTAGTCAACTAAAGGATGCTGAGATCGAACAGCGTATTCAAGATCTGTCAAAAAAATATTGGCAAACTCAAAATACCAATGTGCAACGACAAATAACCATGTTTTTAGACATGTATAAAAGTGAGATGCAACACCGTAGGCAACAACAACTTAATCAATTGTATCAAAAACGCAGTAAAGATCTTGACAATCTTATCAATGTCAGTTAAAATGTATGCATGCAAATAAACAATCTTGGTCAGTCTGTATTTGATAGCAACGATATAATTGATATAATTTATCAAGGACACATAGACAAAGTGTCCAAATTAATTGTGGATCAAGATACTGAAATCATGCAGTTACAAACAGCACTGAATATTGAATTTCAAAAACCCACAACTGATATTGATCAAGAACAGTTCGATTATCGCAATCAAAATAATTGGATTATGCCTCAGCAGTACAAAGATCTAGACATAGAACAATGGATTTACGATCAGGCAGCACCCTGGGATCCAGATCATGCCAGAGTACAGATGGAACTAGCAGAATTTCGCAACAGAAACATGATTGATCTGTTGCGTTGGTTAAAATACTTTGTAGATACCTGCAGAGAAAACAACACAGTGTGGGGCGTAGGACGTGGATCAAGTGTGGCCAGTTATGTGCTGTATTTGATCGGTGTTCATCGAATAAACAGTATTAAATATAATTTAGAGTTCTCTGAATTTATGAGATAAGTATGTGTATTAAAGGAGAGTATTATGGCGGCTAGACAAGCACAAAGACAAGTATACAAATCAATGCTGGGAAAAGAAATTGACCTAGAAAAACTACGTATGCGTAACGAGATGACTCCAGCAGTGGGTAATGCTCGAGTAAATGCTCGCGGAGACGAATTGGGCCCAGGTGGTAAAATAATTCGCAAACGTGAAGATGTTATGACAGAGTATTATCAAAACAATCCCAACGCTGTCAAAGACATTTAAAAGGCACACATGAATGTAGTCAAAGGAAAATTAAGACCATTGCGCAACAACGTATTGGTTATTGACATGGGGTTTGAAGAACAGAAAACTGCGTCTGGCATTGTTCTTCAAAGTGACGACGGTAAAAGTCATGGCGTTAAACCTCGGTGGGCTAGGGTGTGGGCCGTTGGTCCAGAACAAGATGAGGTTATCATCGGTAAATGGATCTACGTAGAACACGGACGATGGACTAGAGGAATCAAAGTAGAAGAAGATGGCAAAGAAATAATTATTCGCAGAGTAGACACTGAAGCCATTCTTCTACAGGCAGATGAAAAACCCAATGACATTTATATTGCCAAGGGCATCGAAGTTCAAGAAGCAGTTGAAGCATACAGATTAGAAAACAAGTAATGACCAATCCATTTCGCGACCAAGAAAAATTCATGCGGGCTTGTGACCAAAGTGTTGGCAAATTTAACGAACTACAATTTGCACTGTATACTAATCTCATTACCGAAGAACATCAAGAATTTCTAGAGGCTACTCTAGCAGAAGATCCAGTAGAACAACTAGATGCACTTATTGATATTTTAGTTGTCACAATTGGTGCTATCCATTCAATGGGTGCAGATGCTGAAGGTGCCTGGAAAGAAGTCATGAAAACTAACTTTGCCAAGATCGATAGTGAAACTGGTAAGGTTCGTAAACGTGAAGACGGCAAGGTATTGAAACCTGTAGGGTGGATGCCTCCGGAGTTGGCTCCGTTTGTGAGCAAGTAACTCAAAGGGCCTTGACAGGCCCTTTCTTTTTCTGTATACTGTACACATGACTGACCCTTATACAAAAGAACATAGAAATACAAAGGACAAAGATGAATAATCTATGGGTAGAAAAATATCGCCCGAATACATTAGATGGATATGTGTTTAGAGACACTAACCAACGGCAGCAAATTGAAAATTGGATTAGAGAAAAAACTATTCCACATCTGTTGTTCAGCGGACATGCTGGCATTGGAAAAACCACATTGGCAAAGATTCTTTTGAATTTATTAGATACTAACGATCTCGATGTGTTAGAAATCAATGCTAGTCGTGTTAACTCAGTTGATGATGTTAGAAATAAGATCACTAACTTTGTACAGATGATTCCGTTTGGGGACTTCAAGGTTGTGTTGTTAGACGAGGCTGATTATCTGAGTCACAATGCTCAAGCAGCACTGCGTGGACTGTTAGAAGAATATCATACTACTGCACGTTTTATTCTTACTTGCAATTATCCCAACAAAATTATTCCAGCACTACACAGTCGGTGCCAAGGATTTCATATTGAAAAAGTTGATCCTACAGAATTTACTGCTAGGGTTGCTACTATTCTTGTTGAAGAAAATATAGAATTTGATCTTGACACGTTAGATACCTATGTTAAAGCCAAATATCCAGACTTGCGTAAGTGTATCAATACTGTGCAAATGAACAGTAGCACTGGAAAACTGATTTCACCAAATGAAGTAGATGCTAATTTGTCCGACTGGCGTATCCAGATGGTGGAATTATTCAAACAAGGAAAAGTAAGTCAGGCTAGAAAACTTGTTTGCAGCCAGATTAGACCAGAAGAAGTAGAAGAAATTTTTAGATGGCTCTACGACAACATTGAATTGTTTGGTCAGGATGCTCAACAGGAAAAAGCCATCTTGATTATTAAACAAGGTCTAGCAGATCACACCCTGGTAAGTGATCCAGAAATTAATCTAGCAGCAACTATGGTTAGACTAAGTCATTTATAACAGTTAACTGTGGTAGTACAAAAAGGCTCCCCAGGGGAGCCTTTTTTATTCACCGTAAAGTGATAATACTTCTTTTACAGCAGTATGTCTTTCGATATCCTTTTTATCAAACTGTTGCAAGTCTATACACTTTAATGATTTTTGTTCATTAATATGACGTATAAAATCAATGAGTCCGTTGTCATCTAGTCTGTCTGCTTGATTCAGATCTCCAGTGACAATCATTTTAGAACCTTCGCCTAATCGAGTTAGCAACATCTTCATTTGATTAGGGGTAGCGTTTTGCATTTCATCTGCAATGATATATGCATTTTTAAAGGTTCGGCCTCTCATGTAGGCTAATGGGCTAATTTCGATCACACCTTCGTTGATCATGTCTTCTATATCTTTTTTTAGATAATATTCTCCTAATACATCAAAGATAGGTCTTGTCCATGGAGCCATTTTTTCCTGCATGGTTCCTGGTAAGAATCCTAAATCTTCATCCACTGACACGGCGGGACGAGTAACTATGATTTTGTCAAATTTGCCTTCTTGAAACAATTTAACGCCTACCTGCACTGCCAGCATGGTTTTGCCCGTGCCGGCTGGCCCCACAGCAAAAACTATGTTTTTATTGTCGTCTTGTAATTTTTCAAGATATTGTGCTTGGTGGCCGTTTCGAGCGTGTAAAGACACTCGGAGCTTCTTTGCCGGAAGATAGGTTTGAAAATCAATCACGTTTACTTCAGAATTAAAGCGTTTCTTCACTCTTTTACTCATCTAGTTCTCCTACGTTAAGTAAGTAGGACCGTAGGGACCGCCCATCCTCACAGGTCCTACACAACTATTTACTAATATTGTCAAAAAGTAAACTGATATGATTTGTTTTTAGGTCAACTAAATACTGTGGTATATTAACGAGACACTATGGCTGACATTTTAGAAGTTATTAAAAATATAGAAAACTTATACAGTAATAATACCGCACTGAGCGTCTTAAAAGACTATGAACGTGTGTTAGAAATCCTGGATATTTACGTCTACGAAAATTGGTTAGAAGGCGAATTATTAGAGGGACCTCGTGTTGATCGACATTGGGTAACTTGTAAATTCATGTGGCCAAAAGAAAACATGCCCAATCCTCGGGCTGCAAAACGTTTGCTTGAGCACGACTGTAGAGTAAAATTTGAAGAAAGTTTTATTATACAACCTCGCAAGATTGAAAGTCCTGATGATTTTCGTCCTGGCACTAAGAAAGGCAAATTAGATCGTCATGCTATTTGGGTAGTGACTATCTCTATGCCTAAAAAATTAGTGTTTGACATGTTTGAAGGTTACATGGATAAATTACGCAACGAACGTTTTGGTCGCAACAGCAGAGTAGATTCTAGTCAAGGCCAAGATGGTGCTGCTCCTGCTGTGGCACCGGCTGCTGGCGCACCGGCAGTTACTGGAATGCCTGCAGTACCAGGAGCAGCAGTATGAACCTTAATGAAGAGTTAAGACCTGCTGATTTGAGATATCTTGTTGACAGTGTGTTCGAAATTGATTCATACAGCAGTAAAATGGGCAATGATCAAGATGTTTCTGTAATTTCTTTCAATGTAAAAAGTAAAGATGCTGCCGAGGATCTAGAAAGTTTTATTGAAAAAGGTTATAAATTTGTGTTAGACGCAGATGTTAGCCCAGGTGAAGTCAAAGAAGGCAAGTACAAAGTGTTTGTTGAGATGGAACGTGATAAAGATCTAAGTTCTCACATTGTGGAAATATTAGATGGTGTAAAAAAATTAGTGGACAATGAAGATTTTAGATTTAGATACTATAGAAGTTTTAGATCAAATCCTGCAGATCTCCAAGCATTGATAGATGCAGTGCCAACTACTCCGGATCAGTATGAAAACAAGATCAATGAAGTTCAGATGGAGAATGTGGATAACTTTTTTAACAAAAGTTATTTAGAAAGTATTGATCTCGATCATGATCAATTGACTTTGCAAAAACCCTTTAATGGTGCTTTGAATTTGGTAATATCTGATTTTGGTCGTAGGCAACGAATTTACGAGTCAATTCAGGGCGCATATCAAATGGCACCTAATGATATTTCTGAAATATTATATCTTACAAAATTCATTGGCCCATATAACATCAACAAAATTGACAATAAATTTATTATAGAAAATAATGGATATGCATTGGTAGCGGAGTTAAGAAGATGATTCAAATTTACTGGAAAACATTATCATCACGCATTACAAATATTCGGGGCCTGATATGTTTGGTTGGTTCCTGAGCCTTGTACCTGATAGTATTTTTATTTTAATATATTATATCATGCTGTCAGCAGGCATTGTTCTGTACATTGCCAGCAAACTGGTAACCTGGATTCCCATGATGGGACAATACAAATTACCAGCGGAACTGGTCGGTGTTGTGTTGTTAGTTGTTGGGGCTTACTTTTACGGTGGCCACGGAGTACAATCTGTGTGGCTGGCCCGTGTGGCTGAATTAGAAGCCAAAGTCAAAGTTGCAGAAGAAAAAAGCCAACAGGTCAACACAGTTATCGAAACAAAAATAGTTACAAAAGTTAAAGTCATTAAGGAAAATGTCTATGTCAACAGAGAAATCATCAAAGAAGTTGCTGGCAAGCAGTTGGATGCTCAGTGTACTTTGCCTAAGTCTACTGTCAGCTTGCACGACAGCGCCAGTCGTAATGAAGTTCCCGAGCGTGCCGCCGCAACTGATGGAACCCCCAGTGGAGTTGAAGCCAGTAGGCTCCTCGACAGAGTCGTTGAAAACTACGGTGCCTGTCACGAAAACGCAGAAAAATTAAGAGCGTGGCAAGAATGGTACCGGGAGCAGAAGAAAATCTTCGAAAGCGTTAAATAATAGTATATTAAGTAGGAGCGAGAGATGGCATTAATTGACAGCGTATTAAATTTAGTTACTAAGCACCCTAAAGATCCAGACGCACCTAAACCTCCAGTAGGATCACGTTCAGAGCGTGAAGCAAAAATTAAAGATCGAGCAGGTATGGTAATTAGTGTATTTGCTCTGTTGTTGGCAGTTAACGCATGGTATGGCGGCAAGCTAGGCAGCACAGTGTTGAACAATACGTTAGGTGCTAACAATGCATGGGCACAGTATCAAGCCAAAGTCAGTCGTGGTGTCAGCTATGAGCTTATTGCCAAAACCACAGATGATACGAAACTCAAAGCAGAATTTATGTCTGAGAAAGTGCGTATGGACTTGGACAAGGCAGATATTGCTGCCAAAGCACGAGCCATGGAACACGAGCGTGATGAAGCCAAAAAGTCCAGTCCGTGGATCGGATATGCATCAACAGCCTACCAGTTGGCTATTGTTGTGCTATCGGCAAGTATTTTAGCAGTCAGCGTGGCCATGTTCTGGGGCAGTTTTGCTGTAGCAGGCGTTGGCATACTACTAAGCCTAAACGGCTTATATCTTTGGATTTAAAAAAATGAAAACACAACTGTTATTAGAGTTTGCCAACATAGCGCAAACTACCTACGATAATCCTAAAACTTCTACAGCCAAGTTCAAAGCGTTGGGATATAAGATTATTCAATTCTTTGACATTGAGGGCGCACAGGCGTACCTACTAACTAATGGTACTATTACCGTGCTGAGTTTTAGAGGCACTGAAGTAACTGAAAAGTCAGATGTGTTAGCAGACTTAAAGGCCGGTAAGAACGTTGAAGCCTGTGGTGGCAAAGTACACGTTGGTTTCAAAGGTGAGATAAACAAACTATGGCCCAGCATCACTGCTGCACTAGAAGCCAACCCAGGTAATATCTATGTTACTGGTCACAGTCTTGGTGCGGCCATGGCAACTATTGCTGCCAGTCGTATGCAAGATCGTGTGATTGCATTGGTAACCTTTGGCTCGCCAAGAGTTGGCAATGCCGAATTTGTTAAGAGTTTAACGGTAGATCATTACAGGGTACAGAACAACTGCGATGATGTGACTAAAGTTCCTTTTATGTTAATGGGATTTGCACATCACGGCACACACCGGTACATGAACTTCACAGGTGAGTTTAGAGACCTAACTCCCTGGCAACAGATAAAAGACATGGCTCGCAGTAGACTGAAAGCCAGAGCAAAAGGACAAAAGTACATTGGTGTGTTTGATCACATGATGACCAACTACATTGCCAAGTTAGAAAAGTTAAGAGGAGAATAAAATGGAATTGGAACAAATCAAAGAAAAGATGAGTGCTGGTGAAGCCAAAGGGGCACTGATCGAAAAGGTAACATTTGCTGTGCTACCAATCATGTTTGCCTGTGTGGTGTATTTGATGAATGCGCTGTCTCATGTTAATCATCAGTTAACCATTCTTGAGAGCAAGATGCAGTTGGTGGTGACATCAGACAACAAACAAGCACCAAACATGGGTGCTGAACTGGCCCGTGAAAAACTACGCCAAGACTTGATGCAGGCCAACACAGAAGCTGTGACCCGTGCTGCCGGAAACCGTGCCATCATTGACACCTTGCAGTTTCGTGTGGCAGAGTTAGAAAAGTTCAAAGACAGACAATTATACAACGGTGGGAAGAAGTAACTAGACTCAGGATGTTGGTTTAAATTAGAAAATAGGAGCGAAAACTATGTCAGAAGAAGTTAAAAGCGCAAGCGAGCAAAAGAAAGAAGATTGGATGAACAGCAAATGGCGTCCAATGATGGGTTGGATGTATATGCTGGTCTGCGTCATGGACATGGTTATATTTCCAATCCTATGGAGTCTATTACAGTCTTTAAATCACGGTCAAGTTTCAAGCCAATGGAATCCCTTAACTCTACAAGGTGCTGGTCTATTCCACATCGCAATGGGTGCAGTGTTAGGTCTGGCAGCATGGGGACGAACACAGGAAAAACTTGGAGGAGCAAACAATGGCGGTATGCAACCAATGGCACAGAGTGTCACAACAACATATGGCTCTCCGGCGGCTGGAGGATTTGGCAACTCCAGTGGCTTTGGTTCTTCAACACCCAGCAGTTTTGGCTCACAGTCAATGGGCGGAAATACTGCCGGTGGTTTTGGATCAACAGCAACAATAACTCCAACGCTCGGTATGCCAAGTGCCAATAGAAGACCAATGGGGCCAGCACAACCATTTGACAGCGATTTTATGCCGCCAAGAGATTGACCTTTACTGTCTAAGACTGTATAATTAGTAGTATGAACTACTATGAAACATTAGGTGTAAAAGAAAACGCAGAGCAGGATGATATAAAAAAAGCCTACAAAAAGTTGGCTATGAAACATCATCCTGATCGTGGCGGCGACGAAAAAACTTTTCAATCAATAAGCCAAGCATACGACACCCTTGGCGATGCTGCCAAACGACAACAATACGACAACGAACAGTTGCATCGACCACACATCCATGTACGCACAGGTGGATTTGGCGGATTTGAAGATATATTTGGCCAAGCATTTAGTTTTGGGCAACAGGGTGGTCAGTGGGATCCATTTTCTCAAGGTATGAGAAAAAATAGAGATTTAAATATTAATTGCAAGGTATCATTCAAGGACAGTTTCTTAGGAAAACAACTTGAAGCAACCTACACATTGCCGTCAGGTAAAAAACAAACAGTGGCAATTAATGTACCTCCAGGCATCAGTCATGGACAAACTATCAAGTACCAAGGACTAGGTGACGATGCGCATCCAAGTCTGCAACGTGGTGATTTAAATGTCACTGTGATAGTTGAGTCGGATCCGTTGTATCAAAGGATAGGCGACAACATAATTTTTATGTTGCAGATCTCTGTGTTCGAAGCAATGATTGGATGTAATAAAAAAATTCAATCATTAGATGGAACCAAATTAGATTTAAAAATACGAGCGGGTACGCAGCATGGCACTGAGTTTGCATGCAAGGGTCGTGGGTTTAACAATTCAACCAACGGAAGAACTGGTGATCTGTTGGTTAAGGTAACTGTCAGTGTGCCCGAGATAACCGACATTATTTTAGTCGATCGAATACTAAAATTACAAAATGAATTTAATAATCACAAAAAATCCACCGGTTGATTGTTGATAAAAATTCTGTTATAATAAAACAAATCTTGTATTAAAAGGAAAAACAAAATGGTAGAACCTAGTAGCGAACTGCAAATGGTGTTTGATAAAGCTATAGATGTTGCTAAAAAATTAAATCACGAGTATATCACATTAGAACATTTGTGTTTTGCCATGTTATGCGAAGAATCATTTAGCAAATGTGTTTCTGGATTTGGGGCAGATACTGACTATATACGTAAAAATCTCGAACACTATCTTAAAAACAAATTGACTGAGATTGTGATACCAGAAGGTGTAACTAAACCTAAAAAAACTCAGGCCGTTGAACGTGCTCTCAATCGTGCATTTACCCAGGTCCTGTTTAATGGTCGTCAAAAAATTGAATGTACCGATGTCTTCCTTGCCATTATGAGTGAGAAAAAGTCCTTTGCATTCTATTACATACAACAGGCCAATATTGACAAAGATAAATTTGCTGACTATTTAAACAACGAATTAGACAGCACAGATGAAGAAACAGAAAATCAGTCAACCAAAGCACTTAAAGCGTTTACAACCAATCTCAATGACTCGGTGGCCAAAGGCAAAGTTGATCCTGTTATCGGACGAGTAGAAGAACTTGAAAATATTGCATTAGCGTTGGGTCGCCGTAGTAAAAATAATGTTATCTTGGTGGGCGACCCAGGTGTTGGCAAAACCGCCATTGCAGAAGGACTGGCGTTTAATATTGTCAACGGTGCTGTTCCAGAGTTTCTTAAAAATTACACTGTGTATAACCTAGACATATCTGCTATGCTGGCTGGTAGCAAGTATCGTGGTGACTTTGAAGAACGATTTAAACTGGTGTTGGCGGCTCTGCAGAAAAAAGGCAAGACTGTGTTATTCATTGATGAAGCACATATGATCAGTGGTGCTGGATCTGCCAGCAACAGTGCCAACGATCTTGCCAACATGATGAAGCCTGCATTGAGTAAGGGCAATATCAAAGTAGTGGCATCAACTACCTGGGAAGAATATCGCAAGCACTTTGAAAAAGATCGCGCACTGATGCGTCGATTCCAGCGCATCACCGTTGATGAGCCAACACAAGAAATGTCTGTGCAGATTCTCAAAGGTATTAAAAAATACTATGAAACATTCCACAATGTCAAAATCAAGGACGATGCTATTCAGGCAGCAATCAAACTCAGTGTCAAATATCAAACAGATAAAAAATTACCGGACAAGGCAATTGATTTGATTGATTGTGCATGTTCACGATTTAATATCAAATTAGCAGACAATCGAGTCATTGGAGAAGAAGAAATTCAATTTGAACTTAGCAAAATGATTCAACTGCCCGCTGAAGTAATCATGGAATCAGAATCCAGTAATCTTAGTAATTTAATGAGCAACTTGCAGAGTGAGGTGTATGGGCAAGATTCTGCTATTGAGACTGTTGTTGATAAAATTCTTGTGGCTCGTGCAGGTCTTAAATCAGAAAACAAACCCGTTGGATCGTTTGTGTTCATGGGCCCGACAGGTTGTGGCAAGACCGAAACTGCTAAATCGTTGAGTAAGCATCTTGGTGTTAAGTTATTGCGATTTGACATGAGTGAATACCAAGAAAAACACAGTGTAAGTAAACTGATTGGTTCACCCCCAGGTTATGTGGGATTCGAAGAAAACGCAGGCTTGTTGATCACGCAGATTCAAGAGAACCCCAATGCTGTGTTGTTGTTTGACGAAGTAGAGAAATCACATCCCGATGTGTCAACTATCTTGTTGCAGATGATGGACAATGGATTTATCACTGGATCAAATGGTAAAAAAGCAGACTGTCGTAATATTGTGTTGATTTTGACTACCAATGCTGGCGCACAGGCCAGTGAGAAAAATCACATAGGATTTGGACAACAAGAAAAAGATTACAGTGATGCTGATATCAAGAAGTTTTTTGCACCAGAATTCCGCAATCGATTAGACGCTATCATTACGTTTGCTAAACTCAGTAAAGAAACAATGATTAAAATTGTTGGTAAGTTTATGGTTGAACTTAGAGATCAGGTGCATGAAAAGGGTATCAAAATTAAACTGCGTGATGATGCTGTAGATTGGTTGGTCAAACAAGGATTCGATAGCAAAATGGGGGCAAGGCCATTACAACGAGTCATTGACAAAGAAATCAAACGTCCGTTGGCCAAAATGATGTTGTTTGGAGATCTTAAGAACGGTGGCATCATCACTATTGGTATTGTTGACAATCAGTTGGTCATAATTCCAAAGGTTAAAATTGCTAAATTAGAATATCATGAGCAATCTTCAACAGATCAAAGTTAAAAATAGTCAAAAACTATTTAATGGCGTATACAGATATAAAACTGTGATAATTTGTCCAGTGGCAGCATGGTTTAGAGGAAACAACACTGACCATGCTGACCACATGTTGGGAAAATATGCTTCGAATAATCTTCCCAAATATCAATGTCTCAATATCAAAAATCCAGCAGACTATTTTTATTCTGTTGAGGTATTGAATTTATTAAAAAGTTTTAGCGACTATGAATTGAGAATTGAACAACCTCTACTGAGTTTTTATACCAATCACTTAGATTCTGCAGTGACTATGGCCAATTTAGATGTACATCGCACAAAATACATGTGTGGGCCTCCAGACAATGTTGTAATCAATACAGGTGAAATAATATTAAAACGGGTTCCTTTTACTTACAAAGTCACGATAGGCAAAACTAAAAAAAACTACAGTAGTTTTGTAGATTGGAGTGCAAAGATAAACAAGATTAGGATGACTAAAACTTGTAAAAAAAATCTTTGTAAAGACCGCAGTGGGGGAGGGTTTTACTTCTATGTTAAAGACGATGCCACTATGTCCATGGTTAAGATGTTCGTTAACAGCGATATACTTAGAATTGATAAAATTATAAACCTAACTAAATAATTACTATGCCAGTATTAAGCAGCACATTAGTCTCAAGCAGCAGTCACCCATCTGATAGTTCAGTGGCAACAATCACCAGTGAAAAATTCAAAGGTGACGGTTATTACGGACGTAGTGACGGTCTACACACAGTTCAACTAAAATTTACTGGATTTATAGGAACATTTAAGATGCAGGGTGCATTGGCCATTGATCCTGTAACTGCTGACTGGTTTGACATAGACAGTACTGATCTAGAGTATTTGACCAATACCGACGTATCTGTGCTGCAAAACTTCACTGGCAATTTTGTATGGCTACGTTGTGTTATCACTTACACTGACGGCACCGTGAATTTTGTTTTACTAAACCACTAACCTAATTTCAAATACTCGATAAATAATGCATAGTCGTCTTTTCGATGGTGTAAATTTATGAAAATATTTGAAATTTTTAGTCCCGGTTCTGAAGAAGCATTTTCTCCTAGTTATGATCTAGCAGACGATCTGCAATACTTTATGAACAATGATCCTGAATTCTACAGGAAAAATTATTATCCTTTTGTCATGAAGGTAAAAGAAGCCAAAGTCAATAAGACTAAATTTACAGCCAAGGCGTTTGAAGCAATGGTAAATCATGCTTACAAAGTATACAAAGAAACGTTCACTGAAGAAAAAAACTTACCAAATGAATTAGACGAAGAGTTAGTAAAAGAGATTTGTGAAAATCTTCACAGACAAGAATTAAAAAATATCGAAGAAGGCCATTACGATGATGTTAACTGAAGGCGGGAACATATGGCCAGAAAGCACAGCGTTTGATCAGGCCATTGCTGAAGATTTAGAAAAACAATTAGAAAAGTATCTACAAGGTACTGGTCTCAATATCTACAGGATAGGCAGCGGCGCAACTCCAACACCTGGAAAAATGAGCGGCGATTTGGATGTCATGATTGATTTAGATATTGCCGCTGAATTTTTTGAAGTAGAAGATTCAAAACAAATTCGTATTGAGTTAGAAAAATATTTACAGGAAAAAGGTTTAGAAACTAGACGTATTGCTGTAACTGTGCATATAAAACTACCGTTTGGCGATGAGTATCATCAAGTAGACATAAAGGTAGTTAAAAACGCGGCTAGAGTTTATAAGTTTCATATACATAACATACCCAAAGGCAGTCCATATAAGGGTGTCAATAAACAAATGATGATGAACACGCTGGCCAGCAGTCAAGGACTGTTGTGGAGTCCAGACGAAGGTCTTTACAAACGTGATGCTGCCGGTAAGAAGAGTGACTTTTTAAGTGATGAGTTAGATGACATTGCACGTTATTTGTTGGGTAATAATGCAACTGCTGCTGATTTGGGCAGTGTAGAAAGTATCATGGCTGCAATTCCCGATGATGCTAAACGCAATGAAATATTTGCCAAGGCCAGAGCCAGTTCTAGTTGGCAAGCCGCTACTCCCGATGTTGGCACTAACGAATGGTTTGTGCGTATGAGGAATAAATTGGTATGAGATTTCGTGAATTTGTTCTCAAAGAATCTGCTGCACCAACTGTTGGGCGTAAGTATCAACACGTCGAAGATTTAATCTTTACAGGTATACCATCAAAGAACATACCTGCTGGTGCCGAAGGTGGTCGCGCTGCTGTGAGAATTGTTCAAGGCATGGCCAGCACTGGCGGTGCCAACGAAATTAAATGGGATGGCAGTCCTGTGGTATATTGGGGACGCGACGAAGATGGAACTTTCCGTTTATTTCCTAAAAATGCTTGGGACTATTTAAAGCGTGGTACAACACAGACTAAGAGCGGTGTTAGTACTGAAATGAATAGCCCAGAAGATATTAAAAACTTTATTCTAGGAACTGGTGAAACTAAACCAGGTAAAGAAAAACAAAGACAGGACTATGCCGATAAACTTGCTAACCTATGGCCTTACTTTGAACAAATCAGTCCCGAGGAAGGATTTTTAGAGGGCGGCCTATTATTTTATCCTGGCAAAAAACTCAACGGTGAACCTGCGCAAGCAATATTAAATCCCGAAACCGGAGAGTATGAATTTACTCCCAACATTACCACTTTCCATATCGGCAAAGGCAGTACCCTAGGTAAACGTATCAGAGGTGCCAAAGTGATGGTGGCTGCTACTGGGTATTATCAATCAATTGGTAGCGATGAGGGCAGATATCCCGATGCGGAAGGATTGTCAACTAAAGACGTTATAGTTCAAGGAACTACTTATGTAGAAAAAGCACCAGGCATCGATACCGACTTGTTGAACGATGCTAATGCTTTTATTGATGAAAACGAGCAGGCTATCGACAGTTTCCTACAACGTAAACGACCAGGTCCTAGCGGTGAAGAAGAAGTTGTTAACTTGTTTGGTGATATACTGTATAAATTCTATAACGAAAATCTGCGAGTAGCCGGAGTTAAAGAAAAGTTCAAAGCATGGGCCGAGAATGCCATGGATGCCAAAAAGATTCCTAGATCGAGAACAACAGAAATTTTAAATAATCCAGGTCTAGATGCGGTGTTAACTGCTGTGGAAAAACTAAGTGCAGCCAAGATGGACATGCACAAACGAGCCAGCGCAGGCACACACAGTGGCATTAGACAAACCAAACCTGAAGGGTATGTATATATAGATCCCGTAACTGGTCAACACGTTAAAGCTATTGATCAAGCCACATGGGCTCCAAGGAAAGATTAATATGTTATTACGTCAACTGTTTGAAGAAATTGCAAAGACTAGGCAAAATAACACTGCGGTGATGGGATGGGGCCGCGGTATGGGTCACAAGGGACATATGTTACTGGCAAGGGCTGTGTTACATCATGCACAAGAAATGGATGCCAAGGCGTATTTTGTAGTGTCAAGAACCAGTCTTGTAGATCCTACAACTGGTCAACCTTGGGCAGACAGACCTACATTTACCAAGACCAAAGATGATCCACTGACACCCGAAGAAAAACTAGCCACTTATAGAAAAGTGTTTCCGCAAAATGCAGAAGTGTTCAGTGTAGCATCTGCAGACGCTAGTACATTAGATAAAGTGTTGGCCAAAATTGCCGGGGACGGATTTAGTAAAGTTGTCTTAATTGTAGGGGAACTAGAAAAAGATTCTTTTAGTTTTTTAACTAGACCTGATAAGTCTGGAGTTCCTCCGTATCAAAGGGCGGGCTTGAAAGATCTAGAAATAATTTCTAGACAAGATACCAAGGCACCAGGCAGTGATCCAGCAGCGCCAGATTACCAACAAGGCCCACGTGCTACTCCCATGCGAGCAGTGTTGTCCGATCCTGACAAAAGTGAAGAAGAACAATTTGCAGTATGGCGAGATGCCATGCCCGATGATCTTGACGACGACGAAGTAATGGACTTAATGAACAAGGCCAAACAACGTATGGCTGCTGTGCCTGCGGCCAAAAATGCCAAGAAAGCCAAACAGGCCATGGCTGAGATTTCATTAGGTGAAGGTCCATCGTTACCTAGCACATTAAAAAGCATTGCTACCAATGGCGAACCTATAACACAATTATACGGCAAACTAAAAGCCATGGCCAAGCGTTGGGTAGAAAACAACGGTTCGTTAAAAGGCTTCCATCGTAATGCTGCTGGACAAAGTGCTCAATGGTTTCACAACTTCTATTTTGATAAACTGCAAGCCGACTTGTATGCACTGTCTAAACAAGCACCAAGATATGCTGTGCCATTGATCAACTATTTAAAAGACGCTAGCGAAGATCGTGAAAGTCGTATTGCATTTACAGAAATCAGCAGATCATTGCCTCCTATATTATTCAAGATGGGCAAACAGATGGGTGATCAAAGCCTAACACAGTTTGCCTACAGTTGGAACTCTCGTAGAGAAGAATACGAATCTTATCTTGCCAATTTAGAAGCAGAAGCCGATACGGGCGACGAGTATGATGAACCCCAAGTTAAGCCCGAGAAGAGCAAAGTTCCCGGACAACAAAATGCACAAGTTGAACAAATCGTCAATGACATACTTGCTAAACTTCCAAAAAATGTAGCAGGCGATATTCGCAATGCCATTGCTCGTGCTCCTAACAAACTACAGGCACTACAGCAAGAATTATCTAAACGTAAAATACAAGGTGTAGCGGAAGGTCCAACAGATGACTCACGTTTCCAAAGGATGATGGGCAAAATACAGAAATCTACACCTACACCAATGTCAGGATATGTAGCATTGAGTTTTGCCAGTGAGAGGAGATCAAAAAAAATCAAAGGCGTTAAACATAATGGCAAGCCGATGCCAGACGTTATTGACGATCCTGAAGAATTTCTTGGTGGTAAAATAGAGTTTACTCCTGATCAAATTGAACAACAACTAATGTCCATTGGTGAAAAATATGGATGGGACTCTATTGATCCCGGACAAGGTCAAGGCTATACAGAAATGTTCTTTGATACTAGCAGAGAATATACATCAAAAAATCAACATCATCTTGCGGCAAACATTGTTAGAACAGTTAATGAAATTAATAAATTTTTCAATGGTATGAACAGCAGTTTACAGGCCACAGGATTACCGGGATACAAAACAGATGTATGGCAAGGCATGGGCCCACCTAATGACACAAATCAAATTAATGATTTAAATCAAATTGTCAATATTGCTAAAGATCAGACGGCAAAACTTAATGCCATCAAATCATCTGTAAACAATTACCGTATGAACTCGGAAAAACGTGACAACGGTGTGGCGGAAGCAACCTCTGCGGCCGTTCGTATGCAACGTGCTTGGGAACGTCAACAAGCCAAAAGTGCGGCAAGTCGTAAACGTGGTGAAGAACTTCTAAATCCTAAAAAGAAAGAAGAACCCAACTTTAGCGACAAAGACGACGAAGAAGAAATCAGCAAGCAAGGCGTGGCGGAAGGCTCGCAGGAAATAAATTGGGTCAAGCCTGATTTTGATTTTGAATGGCACGAAGTTGAAGAACAATCCAGGATGAAACAAGTCCCGGTTGATGTCAGACAGTATTATCAAAAACATTTTCCTAACAAAGATGCATGGTTAAAAGCAGTTCAAAATGGTAAGGCAGTTGTAGTGCCGCCCGACCATGCCTATGAGATAAGAAATGCTCCGTTTGATAAAGCATCTTTACAAAAAGTTTTAGCGCCTACTGGTCACGAAGGTCCTATAGGTCCAGCAAAAGAAAAAAGAGTAAATGATTTGTTTGATAAAGGTCAAGTAGAAATGCCTATCATACTAAAAACAAGTCAAGGACTGTGGTTAATAGGTGGCAAAACACGATTGGGCACAGCAAATTATGTTAAAGGATTACCTGCTAAAGTCTGGCTAATTAGTGGAAAGCAAGGTGTGGCGGAAGGCAAGTTGACAGAATCCGCCATATTCCTAAACCCCAACACCGTAATAGTTGGACAGGCACACGGCCAGCCCTTGGAGTTGCCTCCCAAGACATTGAAAAAAGTTCAGGCTATAGCAGCTAAACACGGTGTTTGGTATGAAGGCAACGGCACTGACCGCAGTTACACAAAAGGACAGATTGACAGATATGTTGGTAGTTGGGATGACGAAGTTGCCAAAACTGCTGATTCTAATGATCCAAAATGGTTATATGTTTTGTTTGCCAATGTAGATGAAAACAATAGAGTTCAACGAGTTGGAATTGATCCTAATGATACAATATTCAACCGATTGTTAGATACTGCCAAAGATAACTCTTTTCAAGGAATAGGATACACATCTCAAGCCCTGCAAAAATTTCTTCAAATGACTAGCGAAGGCAAATATGATTTTCTAAAAATGAGTCAACAGCCTGCTACACAAAAAAATCTTACTCGCTTTCTTAAAGCAGGCGAGGCTTTAATGTGGCCCAGCAATTGGGAACAATATCCTAACAAGGCAGGAAAAATAGCAAAGGCAGCCACTGTTGATGTTAGAGACCAATATCTTGCGTCAAGGAAAGCCGGCGTCTATGTCACCGGTAGTGGGCATCTAAAAGCCGTTCAAAATATAACTGGCAACAAACGTTTCAAAGGTATCAATAAGGCTACAATGAAACAGTTCGACAATGATAAAAAAGACTCGTTAAAAGAATTTTCTCGTGGAAATGATAGAGATGACGAGGGCGGAGATGATCCGTATAAGTATCCTGAGCCAGAACATTTTAGTCGTAGCATAGATTTCTTTGGACAATTTGAAGCAGATCATTTTGACAAAGAAGATATGAATGATAACACTGGTGAGTTCAAGGGCTACTGGGACTATGATGGCAAACTGAAACAAATTGCTTATTTTAAGTTTGACAATCCTAAGCGCACCGGCAGTAATCATCCGGGCATGGGCTGGTACTATGAACCACAAAACGAAAGTGTGGCGGAAAATGCCTGGGATAGACTACAGCGTGAAAAAGCATTAGAGTCAGCAAGCAAAGTGTGACAAAATAAGATGGATGAATTAGATTACATTAAGAAGTTGGCTGGTATTAATGAATTTAAAGGATTCCAACCGGTAAGTATAGAGAACATGAGTCATACGGCTGCTGCAATTAAACAGAAAGAAAAGGATCTAGGTCTAAAGCCCGGAGACAAAGATTGGTTCAAGTTGTGGTTTACATTACCATATATGACTGGCAGTGTTAACAGCCATTTTAGAGGACGTAAGAAGTGAAACTACGAGAATTGTTTGAAGTAAAAGCAGGTGTGATTGGTAAACGATATCAACAGGCTACTCGTGGTCTCAACACATTCGGCGACGGAGAAAGAGCTAGCGGTGATTACACCCAATATAGACTAAGTCTAGCACTGGCCTGTTCAGATGGAGTAACTCCCCCAGACATTGATCCCAAGTCGTGGCACGGCAAAAGAAAAACAGCACATCCTTACACAGAAGAAGAACAGGCCATGTTGATTCAAGGTTACAAGGTGGTTGGTGCTAGTTACAAAGATCTTAACAAAGGCGATATGCGTAGCCAAGAACTGGACACTACTAACGTTGTTAGTCCTATTGCTAAACCCAAAAGAAATAAATACGGCATATGAAAATACACGAATTACTCACTGAAACATGGAGCCAAAAATACAAAAAGAGTATAAACTGCAGCCACCCAAAAGGTTTTAGTCAAAAGGCTCATTGTGCAGGCAAAAAGAAACACAATGAATCCGTTGAGATGGAAATGGTGTGCGAAGACTGCGGCATGTGCGAAACACACGGTGATCATTCGCATGATAATTTAGATGAGGCCTGCTGGAAAGGTTATCACAAAGACGGCATGAAGACCATGTTTGGCAAACGCTATCCTAACTGTGTCAAGAATAAAAAAGAAAGCCTAGAAACTTACATCCGTAAAGGTGAATGTCCAGGCTGCGGTGAAGCAATGGTCGCTGAAGGACAACTGAACGAAAAGCAGGATGCGTGTTATCACAAAGTAAAATCTCGATACAAAGTGTGGCCCAGTGCTTATGCGTCAGGAGCGTTAGTGCAGTGCCGTAAAAAAGGCGCTGCCAATTGGGGCAACTCCAATGAAAGTATTACACAAGAAGAATATGATGCACTGGACGAAAACTTAAAAAAGTGGTTCAGCGATAAATGGGTTCGTTTTGGTCCGGATGGCAAAATCAAAGGCGACTGTGCTAGAGGTGACAGCAGCGAAGGTAAGCCCAAGTGTTTGCCACAGAGCAAAGCACACAGTCTAGGTAAAAAAGGTCGCGCCAGTGCGGCCAGTCGTAAGCGTAGAGAAGACCCCAATCCAGAACGCAGCGGTCCTGCTATCAATGTTAAAACTAAGAAAGAAAATATGGAGGAAGGTATGGACGATCTGGCTAGAATATTAGAGTTAAGTGGATTAAATCTTTCTGCTGATGAGCAATTTGACATCATTGAAGACATGGTGGAAAGTTTAGCATTAAAGCACGGAGTTGATGTTGAACAGATATGGGAAGATTTTGAATCAGTAGATGATCAAGAATTGTTAAATGAAGCGGCTGCGTGGCAAACAAGCAAAGGCAAAAGCAAAACTGGCGGGTTGAATGCCAAGGGTGTAGCCAGTTATCGTAGAGAGAATCCAGGTAGTAAACTGCAAATGGCTGTGACTACGAAACCTAGCAAGTTAAAACCAGGTTCAAAAGCAGCCAAACGCCGTAAGAGTTTTTGTGCTAGAATGGGTGGCAACAAAGGCCCAATGAAGAAACCCAACGGCAAGCCTACTCGCAAGGCATTGGCACTGCGTAAATGGAACTGTTAAATGCGGGCCAGTGAATTCGTAACCGAGCGTAAAAAATACAAACGGAAATCTCGCGGAGCGGCATACGGTCCCGGACCTTACGGCGGCTATGGATATTATGCCGGATACAGTGGAGACTCGGGAGAAGGTGATGGCGGTGGTGAAAGCATTGAGAATGAATCATTGGACCAACCTTATCCTATTAAATGGGAACCCAGCGACTACGGCGATGTCGATGCTGTAGCCAGAATGTCTGATGGCAAATATCTAAGCATAATGTTTAACAAGGGATTTAGTCAAGATACAAAAGAGGAAGCATGGAGTGTTGAGTTTTTTAGAGACAACAGCCAAGAAAAGACAGGTGAAGGTGATCAACAGCGTGTGTTTGCCACTGTGTTAAGTGCTATTCAAACATTTGTTTCTGACAGGGTGCCTGGCCGCAAGAACAAATACAAACCTAATAAAGTATACTTTTCAGCCTCAAAAAAAGTTGAACCAGATGAGGATCAAAAGAAAGCACTAACTAGAGCCAGCCTATATGATACGTTAGTTCAGCGTTATGCCAGAGCATGGGGATTTCGTGCATTCCGTGCTGATACAGGTAACAAAGTAATGTACGAATTGACTAGAATTAAACCCATTGTTGCCAAACCTGTGGCGGAAAACTTTGCCATCAGACATTCTGGCTATAGTGGAGACTCGGGTGCAGGGGGTGATGGCGGCAGTGAACGCAGTTTAGAAGAAGGTGTAAATGATCCTCACACTTTCAAATGTATATTTTTATTTGGACCAATGGGCGCAGGTAAAAGCACAGTTGCTAGGCCATTATTGTCGCATACCGGTTTACGTAGTGTAAACTTAGATAACTTTAATGAAATGTTTATTAAAAAAGGACAAGTTCCAACTGGACATCTATCAGCAGACCAACTTGAAAAAAGTTGGCAACTAAGCCAAACTCAACAACAGAATTTTACTGATGGTAGGTTGGGTGTTATTATCGACGGCTCAGGAAGAAATCCTGAAACAATGATAGGTGTAATTGAAAAATTGATGCCTCTAGGCTATGAATTTATGATGATATTTGTAAATGTAAGTGAAGCCACTAGTATAGCCCGTCAACAGTCAAGAGCAGACAAGCAACAAAAACAATGGGGTGTTGGACGTCAAGTCGATCCTACGCTAGCTAAAGACACCTATACACAAGTGCAAAAAAATCTTGAAAAATATTCAGCCTATTTTGGACCTCAACGTTTTGTTTATGTCGATAACGAGAACACACCAAACTTGTCTCAGGCAACAAAAAAAGTTGATGCATTTTTAAGAGCTCCTGTTACTCAGCCTGAAGCACTTGCGTGGATACAATCACAAAAAGGCGGTGAGAAAGTTGCACAACAACAGAAAAAGTTAGCCGCGGCACAGGATCGTCAACAACAAGCATTAAAACAATTCAATCCGTTGAATCCAAAATTTGCTAAAAAGGGCATGGCGGAAAACTTTGCTGATGGAAAGAATCCTCAGGACAAAGGTGACAGCAAGCGTCACGGAGTTCCTACCAAAGCATCAGTCAGCACACTGCGTAAAGTGGCTAAACAAGGTGGTCGCAAAGGCCAATTAGCACATTGGATGGCCAATATGAAAAGCGGCCGATCTAAGAAGAAATAACTCAAACAATGGTAAATATAGCATAAGGAATAAATGCTATGTTTCAGTTTGACTTTACATTAGATAAATTAGCAAGATGTATCAGCAAAAACAAAAATCCACAATTGTGGTATGATGCGTTTTATGAATATTTTCCAGCATTTGATATTGTTACACCATCACGTGTAGCAGGGTTTGTGGCGCAATGTCAACACGAAAGCCTGGACTTTACTATCTTACAAGAAAATTTAAACTACGGTGCCAAAGGGCTTCGTGGGTTGTTTGGCAAGTATTTCCCCAATGACGAGTTAGCACGTCAATATGAACGCAAGCCTGAAATGATTGCTAACAAGATTTATGGCGGACGTATGGGCAATGGCCCAGAAGCGTCAGGCGAAGGATGGAAGTATCGCGGTCGTGGTATTATACAGATCACAGGCAAAAACAACTATGCACAATGTTCCAAGGATTTGTTCCAAGACGATACACTGGTGCGTGATCCAGATCTATTGAGAGAACCAGAGTGGGCAGTATTAAGTGGCTGCTGGTTCTGGCACAAGAATCAATTGAATCAATGGTGTGATCAAGGTGATATGAATACACTGACTAAAAAAATCAATGGCGGATTTATTGGTCTTGAAGATCGTATTCATCATTGGAATATTGCTCTTGATCTTATGGAAGCAGAATAATGTTAATTAGACAACTATTAGAAAACAAAAAAGGCATTAAGGCTGTTAAGTATAACAAAAAGCCTAAAGCACATACACCTGCCGACGAACGCAAAGTTATAGGACCCAATGTTCCTAAGAAAAAAGAAAAAGTAACAGAACGTGTAGGTCAAAATGCCGACGGATCATTAATATTACCTGATCCAAATATTAATCGTCTAGCAGGCAAACCTAATCCTCCAGCAGCAGAACCAGCACCTAGCAACGTAAAGTCAGGTGGTGCAACTGTGGAATACGGTGGCCAAACGTATGACGTAATGGTATTTGGTGACAAAGGTATTAGACCAAGAATAGCACGTAGTGACAAAGATATTAATGCTAGGGTTTATACTATGGGCAACAAGATGTTTGTGTTATTAGATGCATCGGCGCAAGAAGGTGTAGCAGAAGACCGTAATGGCAACGATGTTGAAGAATTTTTACACAAAGTTGCACGATCCGGCGACAACGGTTATAATATGCTATACAATGCTCAAAAAGGCAAATACGGCAGAGAAATTGAACAAGCAATACAAGACATGTATGACGATATCTCTATCGATACAGGATATCACGGCGACGACGACTTTGAACAAATTTATGATCGTATGCTGGACAACATTGAAGCCGATTACGGTGATCAAGGTGTAGCGGAAAGTGGTCTTCAATACTACACCGGAGTTCAAAAACACGGTGAAAAATATATGAAGGCCGCGGCGGCTGCTGGACGCAAAGGCGCCAGTCAAGAAGAATTAGGTCGTCTTAAAGATAGATTGAGTAACGCACACAAAGGTAAGGCCAAGAACAAAGAAGTTGATGAAGGCGGTAGCCGCTACGACGACAATCGCACAGGTTTTGGTCGCCCCGAACGTGACATGAGCGATGAATCTAATTTGCTGTATATCTACAAAGACGGCCGTGTTAAGCAACGTATGGTTTCAAACACAGTAGAACGTGAGGCTCGTGCTCAAGGCTTTAGAGACACGCCCGAGCAGGCATTAAAAATGCACGGAATTATTCCAAGTAAATTCAAACCAGGCAAATGGATTCAAAAACAAGGAGACCAATGGGTCGATGTTTACCCGTTTGGTAAGCCGGATGATATTGCAGAAACTGCAACAGCAGGCGCAACCAGTGCTGGTCATGTGGCCACTTTAGGTATGAATCCTAAACTAAGCCCCGGTCCAGCAAGGGGCAAAAAGAGTTATATAGGAACACCGGGCAAATCAGGCACAAAAGCACCACCGCAGCCCAAAGTCAATCAACCCAAAACAAAACACGGAACAGCAGTAAATGCACTTGATATGAAATCAAACATTTTCGGCGGTGGTAAAGCGATAAAACGTAAATAAATAATAGAACGGAGTTTAATATGCACGATATGCATCACATGCCAGAAGACGATCACGAAGCAGCCATGGCTCGCGCTGATCTGTACAAGTTAGCACAATACAGTGCCAAACTGTTTAAAATGATCCACGAAGGTCAACAACTAGAGGGATGGGTCCAGGCCAAGATTACCAAATCTGCTGACTACATTGCCAGTGTTTATCACTTCATGGCCTATGAAATGAAAGTTTCTGAGTATGGCGAAGCATTGGAAAATGCCGAAGTTTACGAAAATGATCTACGTGGTCAGTTGCAACAACGTCTAGTTGAAGCAAAAGAAAAGGTCAAAGCATTGAAAAAAGTAGATGCTATGAAACACAAGCGTCACAAGACTGACAAAGAATTAGAAGAAATGCGTCAACTGGCCAATGAAGAAAAGTCTTCTACAGGTGGCACAACACAAGTTCAGACTGACAAAGATGGTAACCGTACAGGTGTTAAGCATAAAGAAAATCCAAAAAGATTCAGCGATGACCCACATACTGAACCTGCCAGCAATGCCACGTCACAATCAGCAGCAGAAAAAGCAGCAGCCAGGGCCATGGACAAAGCCCGAGAAAAAGAAGGCCAGAACTATGAAAAACGTTTTCCAGGTTCTGTGACTCGTGTCAAAGACGGCCAAAAAGTTAAAGAAGGTGGATTGCCTATGACCACTGTGAACGGAAAGAAAGTTCCTGCGTTTGCTGCTGACGGCAAAGGTAAGAACGATCTTGGCAAGGGCAAATCGGCTCCCACAAAAGGTGCTGCTCCTAAGAAAGGTGTAAATCCTTTTGCTAAAAAAGACACAGATGTTAAAGAAGCACTCAAAGGTGGCCAGAAGAAACTAGACACTGATAACGATAACGACATTGATGCCAAAGATTTGGCTGCATTACGTGCCAAGAAAAAAGATAGAATCAAAGAAGCAGTGGCTGCTAAATGCAACAAATCACCCAAAGGTAAATCATGCCCAGTACACGGACTTAAAGAATGTGGTAGCATGTACGAAGGCAACCGTAGGTAATATCGATGGACGAATTAAAACAGGCATTGAAACAGGCATTTGCTAATTCATTTGCATTTTATTTGAAAGCACATTATTTTCATTGGAATGTGGAAGGAATGTTGTTTTCGCAGTTTCATGATTTCTTCGGTAACATCTATCAAGAAGTATATGCCAGCATAGATCCATTTGCAGAAAATATTCGTAAGATTGATTCATATGCACCCGGCAGTTTTTCTAGACTGAGTCAATTGGCTGAAATCAACGACGAAGAAAGAATTCCTCCAGCAAAAAATATGCTAGAGATTCTTTTACGGGATAATGACATAGTTTTAGAAAGTATTAAAACAGCATATGACGCTGCTGAATCAGTAGGTGCTGTGGGGTTAAGTGATTTTCTTGCTGGTCGGCAAGATGCGCACATGAAGCATGGTTGGATGCTGAGAGCAACGTTAAAATAATTGGAGAATAACATGGACATGAGACAACTGATCGCTCAAATCGATCACATCGAAAATAAACAAATACTTAATGAGGATGCTCATTATGCTACTGCACCAGTTGACAATAGTCCACGAGTCAGTAAAAGCAACAATCAAACATCTATCTACGAAATGTTGATTAAAGAGTTTGGTTACGATTTAAGCGAAGCACCGGCAGCGCCTGCGGCTGCTGCCCCGGCTGCTGGGCTTACTCCCGAGCAACAGGCAAAAATGGGACAAGCCAATCCTCAGGATCCGTACATTGTAGCCAGAGTATTAGGTAAAGATGCTGTACCATTAAGTTATTTCACTTCTCCTGAAGATCAAGCCATTGCCAAACGAGTAGGGTTTAAAGATGCTCCGGCAGCAGCGGCTCCAGCAATGACAGCAGCAGATCAATCTGACGCTGATATGGGTGCCGCAATGAGAGCAAATGCAGCAGGCGGAAATTCAACTAGTGCCGCAACAGGTGTTGGTAATCCAGGCGAAGAAGCGGCGGTACCAGCATCAATGAATACCGGGAGTGGTTACACTAACCCATCTACCAGCACCCAGACGCCAGGCAGTGCGGCACAACCAGCAGCTCCTGCTGCTACATCGGCCACAGGACCGGCTGCACAACTAGCAGCCCAAGACAGAGCAGAACCGTCTGCGGCAGGAAGCAAAGAACAATTGGCTTCCATTATGAACATGCAGAGAGAACTTGGTGTTAACCCAGATGGAAAAATTGGTCAAAAGACTAGAGATGCAATGGCTCGTAAGCCAGAAATTGCAGCAAAGTATGCTGGAGAATTAGGCGGGGCCAAACAGTTTCCAGGTGGTGGTGGCAGTGCTGCACAACCTGCAACACCAGCAGCCAATAACTCAATGACTCCTGCAATAACTGCATATGCCAGCAGAATGGGCTTGCTGAAAAATAACAAGCCAGATGTTGCAGCCATTAAGAAATTCCAAAAAGACAATGGTCTTAAGGACAACGGCGTTATTGACCCCGATACCGCAGGCGCTATTTTATCTGCACAGAAACCAGGTGCCGGTGGTCGAGGTGGTCCTACAGCGGCACCAGCGGCGGCACCAGCGGCGGCACCAGCGGCCACAGCACCGGGGGGTGGTGCCGGAGCACAACCAGCCCCTACAGGAAAACCACCTAGATACAAAACCGCAGCAGAGTATGATAAAGAAATTGCTAGATTTAGTAAAAATGTAGATCCCAAATTGCCACCAAATGCAAGATTTATTGCTACCTTACAAGCCGAAAAGGCTGCATTGAGCGGCGGTGCACCACAACCAGCGGCACCAGCCGCGCCGGCAGCACCGACTACTTCAGGCGGTAGACCTTACACTCCCCCAGTACAACAGGGTGCTGTTAGTACTGCGTACGAAAACAGTGTCAAATCACAAGATGATGCTATCTTAGAACGAATAAGAAAAGCATTATTTAGATAAACAAAAAGCGCCCCTGGGGCGCTTTTTTAATGCCAATTGCCTTGATAACAGTGCAATAATTCGTGTCCCAATGTGTGCATGGTGGCTCGTTGAGGCACAATGATTACACAACGATTGCCGTCCCAAAAACTGCATGCATTGACTGCAAACCCAAATGATTTACCCATTCGTCGACGATTTTCTGTGTCGCATTCTTGTTGAACATCGGGCACTGGTTTTAACGTGATCGACATCTCCTTGTGGATGTTTTTGTTCATGTCAAACTTTCTATTGGGGTCATCCCAGTTCTGTGCATAAACACTTTGACTCATAATCAGCATTGTTAGCAGTAGTTTTTTCATCATTAACGTTGACCTCAAGTTACTAAGTAGTGTATACTATAACATCAAGGAGTAATTATGTCAACTAGAATTTATGGACCCGAAGAAAAAGCCAAATTGGAACGTTTAATCAACGAAGGCCAAAACATCTTACGTGAAGTTGAAGATCTCAAAGAAGGGCTTAGAGAAACCGTCAAAGCAGTGGCCGAAGAATTGGAGGTCAAACCCAGTATTATCAACAAAGCCATTACCATTGCACACAAAGACAATTGGCGAGAACACGAACAAGCATGGAACGATATTGAAATGATTTTGGGTGTTACCGGACGTTTACCCAAAGATGAATGAACTTTTAAAACCCACTTTTGATTGGATCCGAGATGACTTTAAGTCTAACCGAGTTCGCTTTGCTGTTGAGTTGCTTGCTTGGGCTATTAGTATTGGTTGCAGTATTACTATGGCACTCACAGTCCCCACTCCACCGCTTCTTACTCTTTATCCCATTTGGATTGCTGGCTGTGCTATGTATGCTTGGGCTAGTTGGACTAGGAAATCTTTTGGCATGTTGGCTAACTATATACTGTTGACCACAATCGACACTGTGGGTCTCATTAGGATGCTAAGTAATTAATATAGACTACGGTTCGATCAGCCATAAATGATTACGTTGGTATGTGTAAGCCATAATTTACATAAGGAGAAAACAATTTGTATGTAGACGCATTTTTTCAGCGTGACGCTGATATCATCAAGATAGTTGAACGTAGTAACGAAGGTAAACGAATATTTAAAGAATATCCAGTTCGCTATACGTTTTATCATCAAGACGCCAGGGGCAAATACCAAAGTATTTTTGGAGAGCCTTTATCTCGAGTGGTGTCTAAAAACAGTAAAGATTTCCGTAAAGAACTTGCTATTCACAGCAACAAAAAACTTTACGAAGCAGATATCAATCCAATCTTTTCAACACTAAGTGAAAATTATCTAAACGCCGAGGCTCCCAAACTCAACGTGGCGTTTTGGGACATTGAGGTGGACTTTGATCCAGAACGTGGCTATGCTTCACCCGAAGATGCATTCATGCCAATTACTGCCATCGCTGTTCACCTACAATGGTTAGACACACTGGTCTGTTTGGCCATGCCTCCCAAAGGCATGTCAGTTGAACAGGCACAACAATTGGTCAAAGATATTCCCAACACACATATCTTTGACAACGAAGCAGACATATTAGATACCTTTTTGAATTTGATTCAAGATGCAGATATCCTAAGTGGCTGGAACAGCGAAGGCTTTGATATGCCCTACACTGTGAACCGCATTACCAAAGTACTCAGCAAAGATGATACTCGCAGACTTTGTCTTTGGGACCAATATCCCAAAAAGCGTGAATATGAAAAGTATGGTAAATCAGCCATTACTTACGACATTTATGGACGAGTGCATCTAGACAGTCTCGAACTGTATCGCAAATACACCTATGAAGAACGACATACCTATCGACTGGATGCCATTGGTGAGATGGAGGTAGGGGAGACCAAGACAGTCTATGAAGGCACTCTTGATCAATTATACAAAAATGATTTTCGAAAATTTATAGAATACAATCGTCAAGACTGTGCATTGCTGAATAAACTAGATAAGAAATTGAAGTTTATCGACTTGAGTAATAAACTGGCACATGAGTGTACTGTGTTGTTGCAGACCACAATGGGTGCCGTAGCAGTTACTGAACAGGCCATTATCAATGAGTGTCATCGTAGAGGCTTTCAAGTTCCCAATAGAATAAAACGTGACGAACTTGAAGACACTGCTGCCGCTGGTGCATATGTTGCATATCCCAAAGAAGGATTGCAAGATTGGGTGGGATCATTAGACATTAACAGTCTGTATCCGTCAGCGATTCGTGCGCTGAACATGGGCCCCGAAACCATTGTGGGACAACTACGTCCAGTACAGACACAAGAATACATCAATGAACAGACCACTCTTAAGAAAAAATCTTTTGCGGCAGCGTGGGAAGGCATGTTTGGCAGTATGGAATATGATGCAGTGATGCGTCAAGACAAGGCATTTGACATTACCATTGACTGGGAAAACGGTGACAATGATGTACTGAGTGCTGCCGAAGTGTATCATTTGATTTATGAAAGCAATCAACCTTGGATGTTGAGTGCCAATGGCACTGTGTTTACCTACGAGAAGGAAGGTATTATTCCAGGCTTGCTCAAACGCTGGTATGCTGAACGTAAAGAGATGCAGGCCAAACTGAAAGAATGTATTCAAGCAGGCAATAAAGTTGAAGAAGAATATTGGGACAAGCGACAACTAGTTAAGAAAATTAACTTGAACAGCCTGTATGGTGCTATTTTGAATCCCGGTTGCAGATTCTTTGACAAACGTATTGGACAAAGTACCACACTGGTTGGCAGACAAATTGCCAAGCACATGGCTGGCAAAGTTAACGAAATTATCACAGGCGAATACAATCACGTGGGCAAAGCAGTTATCTATGGTGATACTGACAGTTGTTATTTTAGTGCTTACAAAACTTTACAAAGAGACATTGATAAAGGTTCCATTCCGTGGACTAAAGAAACTGTTGTTAATTTGTATGATCAGATTGCAGATGAAGTAAATGCAACGTTTCCGCAGTTTATGTTAGATGCATTTCATTGTCCTAAATCGCGTGGAGAAGTTATCAAGGCCGGTCGAGAAATTGTTGCTTCAAAGGGACTGTTTATCACTAAAAAGAGATATGCAGTACTGTATTACGACAAAGAAGGAAAACGAACAGACGTCGACGGCAAGCCAGGTAAGATCAAAGCCATGGGGTTGGACTTGAAACGATCAGACACTCCTGAATTTATTCAAAATTTTCTAAGTGACGTTTTGGAAAAAGTCTTAACTGGCACAACAGAGCAAGAAGTATTGGATCATATTACTGAGTTCCGCACTAACTTCAAGGCTCGTCCTGGTTGGGAAAAAGGTAGCCCTAAACGTGCTAACAATGTTTCGGCATATCGAGGCAAAGAAGAAAAAGCGGGCAAGACCAATATGCCAGGACATGTCCGTGCCAGTCTCAACTGGAACACTCTCAAACGCATGTATGATGACAAATACTCCATGAATATCACAGACGGACAAAAGGTCATTGTGTGCAAACTAAAAGCAAATCCGTTAGAGTACACATCTGTAGCGTATCCTGTGGACGAACTGAGATTGCCTAAATGGTTTCAAGATCTACCATTTGATCACGAAGAAATGGAACAGACGATTATTGACAACAAATTAGATAACCTTATTGGTGTTCTAAACTGGGACGTCAAGAGCACCGAAGAAAAAAATACATTTAACAAATTATTTGACTTCTAACAAAAAAACCTATATACTAACACAAAGGAATTATTATGAAAGACATTTTACAAGACATCGTAGCACACACTCATAGTCTAGGCTTTTTGCCGCTGGTTAAAATTTCCAGTGAAGACGAAACTATCATTGAATCAATCGCCGAAGATCGATCAGTAGTGGTGCAGGCAAAGACACATAAATTGGTTGACGAATTCGAAGGTGTATTTGGAATGCCTAACTTAGACAAGTTGGCATTGCATTTGAAAAATCCAGAGTACAAAGAAAATGCAAAAATTGCAGTGGTTAGAGAGCAACGCAACGGCAAAGAGATCCCAACTGGATTGCATTTTGAAAATACCATTGGAGACTTTGTTAATGATTATCGATTTATGGTGGCTGAAATTATTAATGAAAAATTAAAAACTGCCAAGTTTAAAGGTGCCAATTGGGACGTAGAATTTCAACCCAGTATTGCCAGTATTCAACGACTTAAATTACAGGCTCACGCTCACAGTGACGAAACCACATTCCAAGTTAAAACTGAAAATGGTAACTTGATTTTCTTCTTTGGAGATGCCAGTACCCACGCAGGTAGTTTTACATTTCAACCTGATGTCAAAGTTAAATTTAAACACAATTGGGCATGGCCAGTTACTCAAGTTATCAGCATCTTAAATCTGGGCGGCGATGTCACTATGCGTATTACTGATCAAGGTGCTATGCAAATCACAGTTGATTCAGGTCTTGCTGAATACAACTATATCTTACCGGCACAGAGCAAGTAATGAATAAGAACCTGACCGCCCAGCAAAGCGATTACGCATACTTCTTGCCGGCTACGTCAGGTTTCTACTCAACGTTCATAGGCAAACAACGCTATGGAAACTATGTAGATCCTGCACGTATCCCTCCAAGTTTGACCAATGGTGTGGAAAGTCTCAATTATCTAAATCCAGATAAGGGTGCATTTTACTTTGATCATTGTTTATATTCTGCAGGACACGCCAACTTAGATTTGACTAAGCCAGATGAAACCGAAGACATGTTTCGTAATAGAGACCGCAGTACCTCGTGGGTCCTAGGTGACTCAGGTGGGTTCCAGATTGGTAAAGGTGTATGGGAAGGCGAATGGCGTGACCCTACTGGTCCAGAAGTTGCTGCCATGTGGGCAGAAGTCAATGCCAAAGGTGTTGAACTAGTTCCGCAACTGCACCCCACCGGTGATCCCAAGTTAGACAAGAACGGTAATCCAAAGTACACTAAGATCGATCATCCCAAACTGTATCAAGCCCGTTTAGATGCTGCACAGAAGAAGCGTGAACAAGTGTTAACTTGGATGGATGCACTTATGGACTATGGTATGGTGCTTGATATTCCAGCATGGGTTGAACGCAGTCCAGCCGGACGCAAGGCCACTGGTATTGAATCGTATCAACAGGCTGTAAATGCTACACGTTTTAATAACGAATACTTTATTAAGCATCGTAATGGCAACTGCAAGTTCTTAAATGTTCTGCAAGGCGAAACACACGATCAAGCAGATGATTGGTACAATCAAGTTAAAGACTTCTGTGATGCTAAAATCTACGGTGACAAAGCATTTAATGGTTGGGGCATGGG